CGACCGTGGACAGGCTGTTGAGCGCTGCGGTCGCGTGGGCGTTGGCCGCGTTCGCGCTCGCCTGTGCCGCGTTGGCCGCGCCCTGCGCAGTGTTCGCGCTCTGCTGTGCCGCCTCTGCCGTCTGCTGTGCCGTGCGTGCGGACTCTGCCGCGCTGTCGGCGCTACCCTGAGCCGCCTGTGCCGCGTCGGACGCAGCGCCAGCGTCCTCGATTGCCTGTAGCGCGTTCTCGTTGGCGGTCTTGGCCGAAGCCGCCGCGCTGTCCGCGCTCCCCTGCGCTGCGGTCGCTGCTGCGGATGCGGCAGCGGCGTCGCCGATTGCCTTGGTGGCGTTCTCGTTGGCGGTGCGTGCGGACTCTGCCGCCGCGTCGGCGCTGGTCTGGGCGGCTACGGCTGCGTCGTTGGCCTGGCCTGCGTACTCCCATGCTGTCTGGGCGGCTTCCGACGCGCTTGCGATGAGCTCGTTCTGGTGGTCGCCCTCGCCGACCGTGCCGATTGCCATGACGTCCATCGCGCCGCCGGGCTCGCCCACGAGAGCGACCGCCACCTCATCACCCTCCTGGACGGAGCCCACGGTCTGGATCTCGACGTACTGGGACCCGTCAGGCGAGATCACGTCCCCACCAGGGTCGACCAGCACGGTGCCGTCGGACGATGCCTCAACAGCTTCCATCGTGACTAGGTGCACGTTCGTCGGCTGCTGGATTCCGGTGCTCTCTGCCCTTCGCTTGCCCAGCAGGGACGAAACCGCGTCAAGAAAGTCCAATTGCTATACCTCCTTGAGTGTGAGCTTTTGTGTTCGGTCGGTTGGGTCAAGGGAGGTCGTGACGCTCTGCACAAGGCAGCGGTGCGTGCCGTCTGGCCGAACGAGGGACACGACGTCCCCCTCGTGCAGGTCCATGTAGATGACCAAGAGCTCCCACGACCTGCCCTTGTCCTGGTTGTTGTTCCAGACGGTTCTGGCACTGTTGGTCAGCTCCGAGGTTGTCGGCTCGTCCGCGCTCCCGGAGTAGGTGTCCTTCGCGAAGCGCAGGTATCCTCTGGCGTCACGCGACGCCGGGTCGGATGCCGGCGCGAAGTAGGTCCCTGCGCGAACCTCGTGTGTGGTGACGCTCTTGCCGTTCTTCGTGGTGCTCTTCGACACGTTGGCCGTGACGATCGCGGCGCCTGGCCTCTCCCAGGACGTGTCGGTCTCACGAATGTCACCCACGACGTTCGTACGAGGGTCGTATGGGTCGATAGTGACCGACGGCGTCAGCTTGGACGGTGGCGTGTACGCGCGGATCGTGACGATACCGCGCCCGTTCACGTCAAGCCTGCTGTAACCGCTGAGTAGGTCGAAGAGCGTAGAGAGAGCTACCGTGCCGGGCTCGTAGACGGTGACCTTCTGGATGCTCCTGTCACGTGCGCCGTCCGCGTCGTACTCGATGCCTCTGTCGCTAAGGATCTTCTTGGCTGCGGTGAGCGCCTTTGCGCCTGCCGAGCAGGTGAGCTTCGACGTGAGGTAGTCGGCCGAGAGACCCCACAGCGTGGAGTCCAGTGAGTACTCGCGCCTCGTGCACCCGTCCTCGTCGCGCGGCACCACGTCGGTGACGAACCCAGTGATGAGCTCGCGCTCCCATCCCCAGCGCGGGATGCCGAGGACCAGGCGGATCCGGGCGTTCGGGACGTATCCGTCCGACTCGCCCTCCCCCACCACCGTCTCGAGCTTTGCTGACACCCTTGTGTCGGAGTAGTAGCCCTCCACGACTTCGCACCTGCTGGCATCCAACCCTGCGAGCTCGCCTATGACGAGACCGCTCGCGTGCTGGTCGACGAGGTAGGCCCTTACCTCCCAGTCGTGCTCGAGGTCATGCCAGTCCACGCTCATGGCTCCACCGCCTGTTGCTCGACCTCCGCACGACACCAGATGCCGTTGTCCCAGCCGGTGCTCGCGCCCGTGACGGCCACGCGGTGCCAGTCGCCCTTTGGCGTGCGGTACACCGGATACCATCCGTCCCCGATGGTCCAGACGAGACGCTCCACGTCAGCGCGGGTGCTGTGCGGGATGGAGTCGCCGAAGGTCGCCGCTTCCACGCTCAGGTCAAGGGAGACGGTCCTTGCGGCGAACGCGATGGGCCTTGCGCGCCCAGTCGTTATCACCGTTGACGAGTTGGAGTCATGCTCTCGTGACTGCCTGGGCCTGTCGTCGGCATTCGCACGGAGCCTCAGGCACTCGCCCCAGCCATCGCCCCAGTTCCACACGTACTCGTCGGAGTCGAAGATCTGCCCCTCGATGGTTCCGAGCTTCCACCCGCCAGAGGCCCTCAAAAGGACATGGGCGTTCCATTGGACACCGAGCGGATAGGGCACGCGCCAGACGCCGGACGAGACCTCGGGGCATTCGACGATTCTTGGCGCGCCGGAGTCGGTGACCTCGAGAAGACAGCTGCCGCCCGCCGCGCCAGAGCACGTCACAATGGCGGTGAGAGTGTCGGAGTCGTAGGTGACAGTCGGCGTGACGGTCGTGACGGTCCCCGACCACGAGACGGTCTTGGTGGCCACGCACGAGCCGGAGCCGCCGTCCGCGGTGACGACCGACGCTCGCACCTCGACGGCCTGCCCGTTGCGAGGGAGCCTTCCCAGGGACGCAAAGGGGATGGTCACCGTCGCGGTGCCGTTGCCCGAGACGGTCTCGCGCGCCGCGATGCGCTCGCCGTCCTGCCACAGCTCGACGGAGTAGCGGTTGCCCGCGTGTGGGTAGTCGCATGACAGGTCGACCTTCAGGCCATCTACTGCCATGGACACCGAGTCTACGGCAACGGTCGGCTGCAGCGTGAAGGTCACCGTCGAGCGTGTGACGGGACCGTGCGCGTATGAGCCTGTGGTGCCGTAGCTCTCGCGAAATGCTCGTATCTCGACGTCGACGACGACAAGGTCTCTCGAGCCGGCGACGATCGTTGCGCTTACTGGGGTGGGCACGACGACGCTGCCGCCGGACGAGACCTCGAAGGTCGGCGTCCATGCGTCTCCCCAGCCGTCCCTGCCAGCATCCGCCTGCCCGTCGAGGGACTTCCACTTGCTGGTGGTCACCGTCCTGTGGTTGGCCGACCACGTGCGCGTGCGGAACCTTGCCTGGTACGCGGTCTCGTCGCAGACAAAGCCGATGGAGTGCTCAAGCGTCCCAATCCCCTGCAGGACCGCGTCACTTCTCGACGGCGCAGGAATGGAGCTACCGAGCATCTCGGTCCTGACGAATGCGAACCTCTGGGCCGCGGTCGCGTTGCGGTCGTAGACCTGCAGCTTGGTCCCCGCAGCCTTCTTTGCTCCAGCGACGTCCATGACCCTGCCGCTGTTCGCCTGCGCCCGCAGGATGTAGGTCGGCCACGTGACGCCGTCGACCTTGACGCTGCCGTACTTCTCGACGAGCCACCACTGGTTCACGGTGCTCGTCTTTGCCCACTGGTGGACCTGTGTGCCGTTCTTGGCTGCGCCGTTGGAGTCGAGCGCCTTGCCGGAGTTCGCGCTCACGATGCGGACGAGCATGTTCTGGCTGTCGACGTTCGCCTCGAAGACCTGTGCGTTGGTGCCGTTGCGAGTGTAGACCTGGGCCTTCGCGCCGTTGGCCGTCGAACCGCCAGAGATGTCGACGCAGAGCGATGTGTCCATGGCGCTTACAAGCTCGAAGGTGCCGCCCTCGGTGAGGGCGAGCACTGGGACGAACACCCATCTCTGGGCCACGCTGCCGTTGGCGGTGTAGATCTGGATGTTGGCGCCAGCCGTTGTGGAGCCATTCGCCACGTCAATCGCGAAGGTCGTCCCCTTCTTGCACTTGATGGTGTAGGTCGGGTAGCTGGTGCCGCCATACGTGTAGCTGTTGCCGTCGGCCGTTATCTCCCATCGCTGGGCGAGGGAGTCGTTGTCGGACCACTGCTGCACGTTCTGCCTGTTCGCCATGGTGCCGCCAGCCACGTCGAGCGAGCGGCCCGTGAGAGAGCAGATGGCCTGCCATCCGTCGTCCTGCTCGGTGAGCGCCCAGATCTGGGCGTCGGAGCGGTTCACGTTCCATTGCTGGACGTTGGACCCGCTCTTGTCGCTGCCGCCCTTCACGTCGAGGGCCATGCCCGACTTGGCGTTGATGATGAGGTAGGTACCCTCAACAAGGGCCATTCTTCATCCCTCCTACCCTGCGTACATGCGCGCGGCGGACCTCGCCGTGCGTGCGATTGCGCCGATGAGCTCGCGGCCGTCCATCTGGACGGACATGCCGGCTATGGCCGATGCCACGGCTTGACCGAGACGCTCGTAGTCGATCTGGACGCCACCGATGCCACCGTGCGCCGCTATGGCGTCCGCGATGATTCCAGCGAAGTTGTTCGCGAACGGCTGCTGGAGCGGGACGATGGCTTCTGCGCCTTGCTCGCCGATGCGGTTCTCTGCGTCGTACATCACGCCCATGCCGCGCCTGTTCGCCATGAGGATGTCACCGGCCGCGTGGTTCCTCACGATGGCGCCACGGGCCCTCTTGACCTCCTCGGTGACGGTCTTGTTGTAGGTCGTGTTGTGCGTGTTGAAGTAGACGTCATAGGTGCGTCCGTTGGCGTTCGCGAGCGTCGAGAGCAGTGTGTCGACGTTTCCCTTGCCGTAGGTGTGCGCCGTCATTGAGACGTTCGTGCTCTTGGGCACGCCGTTGATTGACTTGTTGAGGTCGTCGACGAGGCTCTTGCCGTTGACTTTAGCCTCGACCTTGCTGTCCTTGTCCTTGACGGCGTCGGTCTTCTTGTTGAGCGTGTCGACCTCGCCCGCGGCCTCTCCCGCGTTGGTCGTGACCTCGAGGTACTTGGGAACGAAGTCAGTGCCGTTCCACTCCATGATGGTGCCGTTCGCGTCGACTACCTCACCAATACCGTTGACGTGCAGGTTGCCGTACTTCTCCTCGAACTCCTGCTCGTTGTAGCTCTGGATGAGCGAGATGAGCGTGTCCATGTTGCCGCCCGCCATCTCGGCCATCATGGCGAACTGGTCTCCGCCGACCTGCGCGAATTGTTCGGTGGATACGCCTGCGTCCTCAAGGCCCTGTGAGAGCTCCTTCACGTCGTACCCGAGGGACTGGCACGCCTCCTTCATCCGCTCGGTAGTCATGATGACGCTCTCGCGCTCACCCCAGTGGGCGTTCTCCGCCTCCGTGAGGTCACCGAGCATGTTGTAGTAGGTCTGCTCTTCCTCGGTTAGCTCGTCAACGGCCTTTTGGGCCGCCTTGACGTTGCGCGCGTACTCGCTGCTGCTCTGGATCTTGTTGTCGAAGGCGTCCTTGGCCATCTCCGCGGCTTCCTCGTAGCTGTGGCCCTCCTTCTGCAGCTCCTTGATGTAGTTGGGGCCCCACGAGTTCCAGTGCTCCGAGTACTCCTGCTCGGCCTTCTCGAGCTCCTTCTCGGCCTTGACGCGCTCCTTGTAGGTGTCTGCCGCCATCTCAGTGAGGGCGCTCGCGCGCGCCTCGCGCTCCTTGGATGCTATGAGCTTGTCAATCTCGTCCTTGAGGTTGTGGACCTCGCCCGCCTCGTCCTTGTACTTGCCCTCAAGCACGTCGTGGACATCGTAGGAGGTGCCGAGTATGTCGTTCAGGCCTGAGACGGCCACCTGAAGCTCGCCTATGTTCCCCTCGTAGCCCTCGCCGGCGCCTGCGGCCCTGTCGATGACGTCCTTGTAGTGCTCGAGCTCGCCGATGAGGTCGGACGTGCTCTGTCGCGTCTCGGCGTTGCGCTCGTTGTGCTGCCTGATGGAGTCCAGAAGGCCGTCCATGTCGCTTTTTACCAGTCCGGCCTTCTCCCCGAACTGACCGAGCGTGTCGGTGCCAGTGGTGAAGGCGGCCGCGAGGCCCTCCGTGTTCGCGTTGACGCCGTCCATTGCGTCCGCGAGGTTGCGCGCGTCGCGGTCCGCCTCGGTCATCTCGTCGTATAGGACCTTGACCGTGCCTGCCACCGCGGCGATTGCGAGGGTGCCAAGGACGACCTGCAGGCCCGCGACCGCCGTGCTCGCCCCCTCAAAGGATGTCGTGAGCGCCGTTGTGAGGCCATTTCCGCGCTTAATCTGGCCCGCGAAGGTGGCGAGCTTGAGCGCCCCATCCCCAAGACCAGTGACGAACGTGCCGACGCCACTCGTGAGCTTGCCAAAGATGGTGAGCAGCGGGCCAGCTGCCGCGGCCATTGCCGCGTACTTGATGATGCTGCGCTGCTGCTCGGTGTCCATGTCGGCGAATGCCCTAGCAACGTCGCCGATTTTCGAGATCATCGGCTCGAATGCGTCCACGGCATCGATGAGGGCCTCTGCGAGCGGTCCGCCGACATCGATTGCGATTGCCTGCAGCTTGTTCGCGAGGATCTGGAACTTGGACGCTAGGGACTCGTTGCGGTTTGCGACCTCGGTGTCGAGCGCCGTGTTCTCCTCCCATGCGGCGTTCGCGCGGTCGACAGCGTCGGTCATCAGCTCGGTGTTGCCCGCAAGACGCTTCATCACGTCGGTCTGACGGATTGACCCGATGCCGAGGTCGTCAAGCATGACGGCCATTGAAGAGCCTTCTTCGGACGCATCTGCGAGACCGGAGAGGACGCGCGCGAGTGCGTCCACGGGGTCATTGCCCCATGCGGTAGCGAACTCCTGCGCGCTCATGCCCGCCGTCTCTGCCCAAAGACTCATGTTCTCGTTACCCATGGCAACGTCTTTGTCGATGTTGCTCATGATGGTAGAGATCGCGCTGCCGCCCGCCTCTGCGGTGACGCCCATGGATGTGAGAGCGCCCGCGAGTCCGAGCACGTCCGCCTCACTCATGCCAAGCTGCGCGCCTGCTGCCGCGATGCGCATGCCCATGTCGGACACTGCGCTCTCGGTGGTGGCGAAGTGGTTGCCGAGGTCAACGACGGTCGAAGCGTAGCGACCCACGTCCCCGTGACTCATCTTCATGATGTTGGCGAACTGGGCCATGTTGGTGGCCGCGTCCTCCCAGCCCATGTCGGTGGAGACGTCGAGACCGCTCGCGACGCGGGCGAACTCCTGCAGCTCGTCTATCCCGAACCCGAGCTGCGCGCCGAGCGCCTCGATGTTGAGGATGGTCGCGGCGTCGACTGGCTGCTGCTTGCTCGACTCGATTGCCGCGTCCTTGAGCTTCTGGTACTCGCCCTCGGTCGCGTCGAGGGTCTTGCGCACGCCCGTGAGCGCCGTGTCCACCTCGACGGCGCTTCTGACGCTCACGGTGCCAAGCGCGACGAGCGGTGCGGTAACGGTCCTCGTCAGCGTCGCGCCCGTGTCCTGCATGCCCTGCCCGAGCTTCTGCAGGCCCTCGCCGCCGTCCTTGAGCTTCTGGCCGAACTGCCCGAGCTTTGTGGAACTCCTGTCGTAGGCCGCCTCCGCCTCGTGGAGCTGCTGCGTGTAGGACTCGAGCCTTGCCTCGGCGCGCTCTATCTGTTCGGTGAGGTAGTCGTACTGCTGCGCGTTCTCCTCGGTGCGCTCGCCCATGGACTCCTGGGCGGCCTTGAGCGTGTCTACGCGCTCCTTCCACTGCTTGCAGCGGTCTCCGGCTATCTTGACGTTCTGCGCGAGCAGCTTGACGTTGCCCGTCGCGCCCTTCATCGAGAGGATGCGCTGCACCTCGTTGCCGCTGCGCGTCGTGGCGCGCATCTCGGAGTTGATTGTGGAGAGGGCCTTCGAGAGGTCGGAGGCATCGCCACGAAACTTGATTGTCAGGCCCTTGAACTCGCCCGCCATTGTGTGCCTCCTAGAGGTTAGAATCTGTCAAAGTCTGCCTGCGTGGCCTTGCGGACGCCGGGGCGCACCATCTCTGGCTCGTCGGGGCTCTTAGCCGTCGAGATGGCCACAAACCGTTCCGATTCGTCGGGGCTCATGTCGCGTGCCTCCTTGGCCGTGAACCCCAGCCGCATGAGCGTGAAGATGAGCGTCTCAGGGGCGAAGTCCAGGTACGCCTGCGGAAGCGCGTCGCTTTTTGGCTTCTGGTCTCTCAGGCTCTTGGCCGCGCGGTTTCGGTCGCTACCGAAAAAAGGTGCGCATCATGAGGTCAAGGACCTCGCCGCACGCCTCCGCCTGTTGTCCGACCGTCCACATCTCGTCGCGGACCGAGTCCATCCACTTGTCGTACCCGAGTTGGACCGAGCCGCCCGCGTAGGCAAGGGCCCACACGACGCGCCACAGTGTCGGCGGGACGAAATTGATGGTCAGGTTCTCACCATCCTCGTCGGTGGTTACGCAGTCGGCGAAGACCTGTGCTGCGTCGTGCTGCAGGCTGCCGTTGTAGCTGTCAGAGACCTTGCCGAAGAACTCGTCGGCGTAGAGCTGCGATGCCCAGTTGGACGCCCTGAGCGCGTATTCCTTCTCTCCCAGGGTGATGGTGGTCGTGTTAGCCACGTTTCCTCGATTCTTTGCGTAAAAAGGGCAGGGTCAGAAGACCCTGCCCTAGTGCTTGTTGCTGATGTCTGTTGCCGTCTGCCGATGGCTTAGGAGCTCGCGGTGCCGTGCGGGACCATGTCGAAGAACGTCAGGTAGGCGTCGTGGGTGGTGGTCGTGTCGCTCATGGTCGCCACCGCGTACTTGGTCGTGGTCGCAGTATTGCCCGAGCCCTCGGTGAAGGTCTTGGCGATTGCCGTGATCTGGATGGTCTCGTGGTCGGCGTTGATGGTCGAGCCCTCGGTGGTGGTGTGGGCGCCAGTGGGCGGAGTCGCCTTGCACTTGCAGGCCCAGCGTTTCTTGTCGTACTTGTCGCCCTTGAACATGAAGTGCATGGCGAAGTACTTCGACTTCTCACCGCCACCCTGGAGGATCGCGCCGTTGGAGTCGCGCACCTGCCCGAGGACGTCCACCAGGAAGTCATCGGGGAAGTACATGGCCTCGAGCGAGCCGGAGAAGCCGTCGTCGGTCTCGATGGCGGCCGCGGTGTCGTCATTGGCATAGAACTTGAGCAACTGGGACTGGAAGTCGAGCGTCAGGTTGATGGGCCAGTCGATGACCTTCTCGGGGCCGTAGGTGCCATCGCTGTTCTCGACGCGGTAGCCGACGGCCTCGAGGCCGTACTGGATGCCGTTGATGGTGTCAGGCATGATGCCTCCTTAATTCTTTAGTCTTCCAAACAATCGAGCCCGCCCCAGACGACCTCCGTTATGCCGTCAGAGAGCGGGACCGTGTAGCGGTCGGGGGCGAACCCTGCCGACTCGAGCGCGGTCTGGACCCGTTCCTCGAGGGACATGCTCGAACCCTGGCAGTAGAGCTCCACGTTGTATGGCGTGATGTGGCATGAGATGCCGTCGCCTGCCTTGGCGTTGCGGGTCCTCTGCGGGACCAGGAGGGCGTGAGGGAGGGCTGGTATGTCCTCGGGCGCGAGCGGTTCCCATGAGATGCGTGCGAACGGGATGCCGCAGGCCCTCATGGCGTCGCATATGTCGTCGTAGGTCCTCATTGGTCCACCGTAGCATCCTGAATTACCTTGGCCCCCTCAAGGTAGGCGGGCTCGATGTGCGGGAACGCGCGCGTGCGCTTGTTGGTCGGGCGGCCGTGGACGAACAGCTCGTGGCCGAACTCGAGCAGGTGCGTGAGGTTGCCGCGCTTTCGGGCGTTGCCGACCTCGTACTCGACGGTCCCCTCCCCGCAGTTGCCGCGCTTGGCGCGGAAGCTGCTGGCGTAGTCACCCGTCTCTCTCGGCGTGAGGGGGCCGTGACGAAGCTCGGAGGCGCTCTTCTTCGCAGCCTTCTCGACAAGCTTCTCCATGTTCTCGGTCTGTTTCGCGACGTGGCTCATGCAGATGGACGTGAGGGCCTCGCCGAAGCCGTCCACGCCGCACACGACGTCATTTGCCATGCTGAACCGCCCCTTCCTCGCATCTGATGGTGAGCCACTCGCCGTCACCCCTGATTTCCACGACCTTGTAGGTGACGCCGCGGTAGGTGACGGAGCGCTCCTGGTCCCAGTCGACGGTGCGGATGGTCAGCTCGGTCGACGGCCACACGCTCTGAGCTCCTGCCTGCGTGCCCGACTCGCCGCCCATGGACGCGGAGCGCACGTAGACGGTCGTCGGGGCGTCGCCCCTCGTTACCTCGCCGCGCTCGTCACGTGTCACGGTCGTGCCGTGGAGCACGCACGTGCCGTCGGTGGTCAGCTCGGAGAGCCAGAGGGTCATGTTCTGCGGGTAGAGGTCCACGCGGGTCACGTCGTACACGGAGCCGTCGATTGCCACGACGGTCCCCGCGTCCACGTTCGGCGCCTTGCGAGTGACCACCTTGCGCGTGACTCTCACTCCCTCGGCCACGGCAAGGTCCATGTCCTCGGTGCGCAGGCGGCTCTGGCGGAATGCCAGAGGGAACGCCTGCGCGAGCCCAGCCGTGCTCGAGAAGTCGATGCCCCTCGTCTGGCGCTCGGCGGTCTCGGCCATGACGCACACGATGCCGTCGGTTGGCGCGAAGACCTCGCGCTTTCGCCTAAGCATCGTCGGTCCCCTCCGAGTAGTCCCCGCCCACGTTCAGCAGGCGGCACGCACGAACCGACGCGCCGTAGTTCTCCCAGAAGTCATCGAGGGCGTCCGAGAACTCGTACAGGCAGGCGTTAAGGAAGAGCCCCCACGCCTCGCCATCAGCGCTCGTGAACTCATGCCCTGGGTCGTATGCGAGACGAGCGGCAAGAGCTGGTGTGACCGTTTCCACTACCAGCTCGAGCCGCTCGTCGGTGACCTCGGAGTCCCACGTGATGTTGAGCTTAGAGCGCACGGCGCTCATGGTGCTGGCACTGACGCTCATGTGCGCTCACCTCCTAGCTACTAGGACTGTTCCTTGGTCTTGACGGTGCCAGCGACCTCAGCGACCTTGACCGTGATGTAGGCGGGGTCAAGGTTGGTGATGTCGAGACGCGCTGCCGTGGTGTTCCAACGCGGCATGCCGTGGGCGTAGGAGACCATCTTGAAGTAGCGCATGTCGTTCAGGAACTGGAATTCGTCGGAGTACTCGACTCCGCGCACGCCGCCCACGAGGTACTCGTACTCGTCGGGCAGGAACAGGATGGCCTCGTTGTTGTCGACGAACTCGGAGGTAATCACGCGAGTTGCGACAGGGAACAGGTTGTTGACGTACTGGCCAGCCTCGTTGAGCACCGTGGTGGCGGGCATGATCTTGGTCAGGTAGTCGTTGAGGTTGCAGACCATGGTGAGTCCGGCGATGGACTGCTTGACCTTGTTGTCGTCGGTCTTGGCAAGCGTGGCCACCAGCGCGCCGTAGGATGCGGGGGTGAAGTCGGTGACGGCGACGGCGGTCTTCTTGGGGTAGCCGGTCGTCTGGTCGATGGAACCAGCGATGTTGCGGTCGAGACCGATGGGCTCGCCACCGATGCCCTTGCCGGTGATGGCACCCTTCTCCATGCCGCATGCCATGGCCTCGCCCATGGTGGTGCGCACGTACGCCTCGAGCCAGGTCGGACCAAGGGCGAGCATGTCGCGCGAGACAGCCGCATAGCAGGACAGCTTGTTCTGCGTGATGGTCACGGTCTCCCATGCGCTGGTGATCTCCTGCGAGATCGCAGAGGAGACGGCGCCCCAGACGGCGAACTGGCGGGAGTGCTTGTTGCGAAGCCACGTGGTCTGGTAGCCGGTCGGGACCATATGGAGGACAGAGAGGAGCTCGTGACGCTCGGTGAGGTCCTTGAGGATCTCGTTGATCTCGGTCTCGGGCATCATCTTGGCGGGCATGCCGTTGGCCTGGTTGGTGTCGAAGACGGCGAAGGCCTGCTGGGGGTTGGGGCTGGCGAGGGCGTCGCCGACGGCAGTGAAGTAGGCCATCTCGGCGGTGGTCAGCTGGCGGAAGCCGCGCTGGGCGAGGATGGTGCGGTCACCCTGCGCGGAAGTGAACTCGTCGGCGAGCTGCTCGGCGACCTCGTTGCCGAAGGTCTGGAATGCCTGCTCGATTGCCTCGACGGAGCCGTCGTTGAAGGCCACGGCGAGCTGATGGGCGGCGTTGGAAGCCTGACCCTTAAGGTTGATGGGCATATTGGCCCTCCTTTTCGGTTGTTGCGATTGCTTACTCGGAAAGCTGCTGGAAGATGCGCGCGAAGCGCTGAGCAGCGGTCTCCTGCGATTCAGGCTCCGGCTGCGTTTCGTCCGGATCAGGCTCATCGGACTTAAGCTCGATGAATTCCTGTGTGGCGGTCACCGATGGCGCGAACGCTATGAGCTGCTCCGCGATGCGACGTGCGACCTCCTCGATGTCAATGGTCGGCGCAACCACATCGACGGCCACGGGTTTGGCGCCCATGATGGCGTGCATAACGTGACGGCGCGCGCTCTGGGTCGGCTCGCTCTCGTCCTCGTCGCTCTCGGTTGCGGTCGCGAGACCGAGCTCGACGGAGCGCTCGGGCGTGAGCCACGTCTCTGCGTCCATGAGGGCGATTAGCTCCTCGCGGCTGCAGGTCGCGTGACTCATGTAGGCCGCAATTGAGGTCTCGCGGATTGCGTCGAGGTCGTCAGCTGCCTTGCGCAGTTCGTCGGAGGTCCCTCTCGCGTAGTTCGACGGGTTGTGGATCATGAGCATGGAGCTGTCCCGCATGATTCTCTCGTCACCGGCCATGAAGACCACCGACGCGATGGAGCACGCGAAGCCCTCGCAGTAGGTCGTGACCTGCGCGGGATGGGACTTGAGCGCGTTGTAGATCGCGAGACCCTCGGCAACCTCGCCTCCGTAGGAGTTGATGTGCACGTTGATGCGCTGCACGCTCTTCGGCATGTCGGCGAGCGCCTTGACCACGTCGAGAGACTCGGTCTTGCGCTCAATGGCTGCTCCGGTCTCGTCGAACGAGTCCCAGATGCTGCCACGGCGAATGTCGCCCATGATGTGCAGGTCGGCGCTGGACTGGTCGCTAGAGACTAGGAGCTGCATTGGCACTGGTCTGATTGGCATTGTTTTCACCTCCGCCCGCTGCCTCGTTGTTCTTCGTCATCTGGTATTCATCGGCCCAGGGTTTGGGAATCGGCTCCTGGCCCGTGAATTTGCGGATTTCGTTGGGGCTCTCGACCGAGCTGCCGATGAGCTTGGCGACCTTGTCGGCGACGCCGAACAGGTCGACATGGCGCACGTGGGTCGTGTCGACGGTCACGCTCGTCTCGCCATTCGATGCCGACCACTGGGACTGCGTGAAGGTCTTCCGCGTGATTTCCTCGGCTATCACGCCCTTGGCGATGGGGTCGACCGCAAACGTGAGGAACGACTCGAGCAGCTGCTCGAAGTTGTTGGTGTTGCCCTCGAGGAACGCCGCGGGGATTCGACAGCACGCGGCCGCGGTGTCAAACATGTCCTTGCGGATCTGGGTGGTCTGGGCCGTTGCCGCGTTGACGCTTGACACGGCGCCAGTGGGTCCCGCGCTCATGCGCTCGAGGTTCATGCCGCGGTACATCGGGAGCACCACGTTGCTCGAGCGGACGAAGCTGCGCAGGTTGCCCTTGATGTAGTTCTCGATCGCCTTGCGCTGCTGCTCGGTGCCGTTTATGTCCTGTTCGAGGTGAAGGACGAACTTGCGCCCGTTCGAGTCGATGAGGGCCTGCGCCACCGAGGTCCCGAGCTGGTCGTAGAGCGCGTCCATGTTGCGCATGAGCTGCATCCAGCTCGAGTCGGAGTCGATGCGGAAGTAGTAGACGTCGTCTGCCGTGAGGCTGCGCCTGACCACCTCGGTCGACCCCTCGATGCAGATGTTCGCGAACACGTCCCTGCCGCCGGGATGAGGCTCCGGCGTGAAGCCGTCGGCAAGGTAGAGGTGCGTCAGCCCGCGCCTCTTGACGGGAACGACAAGCGCGTCCCCTCTGTCCTTGAGCAGGCGCATGAGCAGGCAGCTCATGAACTCCGCGCGAGACTGGTTCGGGTTCGGGCTCACGTTCCAGAGCCATGCGTCACGGCCGTAGCTGCGCTGGCCGTCCGTGCGGAACACGATCTCTGAGCGCTGGATGGCGGCCACCACGTAGCTGACCATCACGGCGCGCGCGACCTCCATCCACTGACAGGCCGCGAGGTCGTCTATGACCTGCGTCTCGGCGGGCGTCGGGTTTGTGTCGGAGACGACGTTGCCGAGCCAGTCGATGATGCGCTGCCTGATTATCGCCATGTGTAACCTCCAATCGAGGTCGGTTCGACATGAAAAAGGCCCCATGTCGGGGCCGTGTGACCGCGTTTCGCGGCGATGATGAAGCCAGGGACGTCAGAAGACGAACGGTGCCGCGAAGATGAGGTCCTCGTTTCTCGGGAGGCGGTCGACGACGGCGAACGCCGCGACCATCGCCATGAAGACGTCGGTCTTGCGGGAGTGCGGCGCCTGCTTGCCGAACTTCCAGTTCTCGTTCGGCGCGGGGACCAGCTTCGCGTTGTTCACCGACCACCTCATGAGCGGTGAGTCCCCCCACGCGATGGAGCCGTTCGCGAACGCGGAGTCGAGCACGGGCTGCACGCGCATCTGGTCGGACGGGCGCACGCGGTACACCTGCTGGTCGTCCCCCTTGAGGGCCGAGTCGAGCCCGATGGACTTCAGGGCGTCCTTCACAAGCGTGATGCGGTAGTCGTCGATTGCCGCCATGTAGATGCGACAGCCGTGGGCGTCGGTCCATTCCCTCGCCCAGTCGGTGACCAGCGTCGGCGATATGTCAACGTCATCGACGATGGTCAGCCACCCCTCGGCGGCCCACTGCTCGAGAGGGGCCTTCACCTCGCCAGCGTCAGAGCTGTGCGTGCACCACCAGCCGTGGTGGACGGCCTGGTACTCGCCGTCGCGGTTGAAGAGCAGGCACGCGCCGAGCATGTCGGTCGTGCGCGCGTAGTCGATGCCGAGGATGCAGGGCAGCCCGTTGAGGTCGCCCACGTCGCGGGAGGCGCGCACGAGGTTCTCGTAGGGCGTGACCGCGATGTCAAGCCGCTGCTGCGGGCAGTTGAAGCGCTTCGTCGGGACCTCTGGGTGCTTCTGTGGGTGGCGGCACCACTCGCGGTAGTCGTCTCGGTACTCCTGTAGGAGGTGCGGCCGCCTGGTCACGGACGGGTTCGCCTTCGCCCACATGCGCTCGTCGTGGATCTCGTCCGGGTCGTCGAGCCTGAACACCATCGGGAGCACGCGGTTGTCGGGCTCCTTGCCGTCGAGGATGAGCTCGGCCAGCTCCTTGTCCTCGTCGAGCGGGCCCTCGCGCACGTCACCGTCGGTCGTGATCTTGAAGATCCGCGCGTCGGGCTTCTTGCCGAGTCCACCCTTGAGCACGGCCATGGTCTTGTTGTCCTGGTAGGCGTGCTCCTCGTCCAGGATGAGCGCCCCAGGCCTGCCACCGTCCTTGGTCTGGGCGTTGGCGGTCAGGAACTTGAAGATGCTCGACGTCCTCTTGTTCTTGATCTCGGTCTTGGTCCAGCGGAACCCGCGGGAGAACGTGTCGGGATTGCGGTCGAACATGTTTCGCATCTCGTCGAACGACGTCTTCGCCTGGTCCTCGGAGGTCGCGACCACGTGCACGTCGTACTCGAGGATGCCGTTTGCGTCCGAGAGCATGCAGAAGGTCAGGAAGGTGATGAACCCGTTCTTTCCGTATCCCCTACCGACGTAGAGGAACAGCTCCTTGAAGCGCGGGATGCCGTCCGACGTGTAGGTGCAGAGCATGAGGGCGAGCATGAAGAGCTCGTCAGGCTCGAGGTCGAACGGGAAGTAGCGCTGGTACCCCTTGTAGCGGTCGAGTTTCGTGCGGTCGATGCGCAGGTCCTCGTTCTCGAAGATGCGTCTGACGAGTGCGCAGAGCTGATGCTGCTCGGCGCACGCGACGATCCTTCCGTCCTCGACCATATGGAGCCATCCCGCAATCTCTGGTACCTGCTCGAGGTCTACGTGGGCGGCCTGTTTGCTGATATCAAGCACACTAAAAGTCGACCTCCTCGGACTGGCTCACCTTCGGCGGCACGACGATGCGCGCGCGGCTCGTGACGTTGAGCCCCAGCGACGACGCGAGCTCGTGCGCCTGCCTGTGCAGCTCCTTCTGGCGCGGCGCGAGCTCCTTGATAAGGTCGAGGTCGCCGCTTCGGCACGCTCTGACAAACCTGCCCATGATGAGGTCGTAGGCCTCGGACGCCATGACGTAGCGCGCGAGCTCGTCGGTGTCGGCTGCATCCCACACGCCCATGGTGTCGAGCAGCGTGGCAACCTCCACGAACCTTTCGCGCATCCGCTTGGTCGTGAGCGTGCGCGGCGGGTCTATGTCGGTAGTCATGGGCTTCACCTCCGTTGCGAGCCTCTGCATCCTGACGTCCTTGGTCAGGTGGTGAGACTTTCCGCGCGCATCGAGTATCGCGACGGGCAGTTTTGGGTTCATTTGCACCTCGTCATGTGGCAATACGCGCCAAAACGGAGCACTTTTCCGAAATCCGTGA